TTCCTGATTCTCCTAATACTTCTACTGATACAGATTGTTTACCTTGTGCTTGTAAAAATCTATTGTTTGTAATAATGTGATTTACAAACCCTTTTAATTCTGTTACATTTAAATTTACTTGTGCCATGTTTTTTTTCTATTAATTTAATTTATAATTCTGCATCAAATGAACAATATCCTGTTTCTTGTATGCATTCTAATATTTTTCTCCCTAAAAGATAATCATAATATTCTGAAAGCTGTTTCTCTGTTAATTCAGGTAAACCACCTTCTTTTATATATGAGACAAAAGATAACGGAGCATCATCTTGTGTTTTGTATAGATCAAAATATATTTTCAATGCTGGTTTATGTGCACCAAATGCATCTTCAATATTTTTTAATTCTTTTTGCAATTCTTCTAAATCATCTTTACTATAATTATATTCTAAATAATTTGGCGGTTGACCTATTACACCAAATCTATCTGCAGCATCACTATTTTGTATACCAAAAGCAAATTTACCATCTATGTCTCCTGAATAATATCTTCCCATGATTAGTTTAGTTTAATAACTTTACCAGGTAAATCTTCATTCATTGTAGATATACTACTTAATACCCATAGAGCATTGTTTGGACATCCTGATGGAGCATAAGCTTCACCATCCGTTAAATATATTAGTGCTGTATAACACTTCTTTTCATTATAGTGGTCAATTACAGGTTGAAAACTTGTTCCACCTCTACCATGTATAGCCCAATCTTTTTTTGGATTGAACTCTTCTACAGTTCTAAGTGTTGTATCACATTGTGCAACAGTAATTTTATGTCCTGTCTTAGTCATATGACATAACTCATTGTAAAATTCTTTAAGTTCTGTTGTATTTACAGATCCGGATGTGTCAATACCAACAAGAATATGATTTTTAAATTTAATCTTTAGTCCTGGGTTTTCAGCATACCTTTTATTGTATTTACGTCTCAGCTTTTTAGTGTATACTACAGATGAATTTCCAACAAATCTTCTTAAATAAGCTTTCCAATCAAATTTAGCTGGTTCAACATGAAATAACCTTGCAATCAATTCACTTAACTCACCAGGAACATTTCCCTGTTTTTTTTCAGTTTGTTCTGCAGCTTCTTTTAACTGATGGTCTATTTGTTTTTGAACAAGTTTTTTATCAGCTTCAGGTAACTCATCAAATTCTTCCCATGTACTATGGCAATACTCTGATTCACCATCCATTTGATCCATTAATGAATCTAATGAAGGAGATGTTCCATCTTCTTTTGCCTGTTGTAATAATTCATAATAGACTTTTGTTCCTGCTTTTGTAGGAAGATTTAATTCAGGAAAACTACTTAGTAATAATCCACCATCTGGTAGCAAATTTGAACTAATGTATTGATTGATCTCTAAGTCAGCAGCTATATTGAATAACTTGTGGTCAGAATAAAGATCTCTCATCAATAGATGTCCAAATGCTATGTGTAATAATTCATGCTTAATCAATCCAACTCTATGTGGTTCACTCAAATCAGTGAAAAAATTAGGGTTAATTGTTAACTGCATACCAATTCCATGTTTACTTACACCTGCAGTAGGTATACGGTCACTGAATTGTTTATTTATACCAATTAAAAAAAGCCCGTAAAAGGGCTCATCTAAAATTAAAGTTTTGGTGGTTCTTGCAACACCATCTTGTATATTTATCATTTTTGTGGGTATAATATTTTTAATAATATTTTTTTGTAAACAATATAATCTCCAGCATTTTTTATTGTAGAGTTAATATTTTTACCAACTAATTCTTCAGATCTATAAGTTTTACCAATAACTTTTAGAAAACGTTTTCTTTTATCAAATAACATTGATTTAGTAAATAATAAATTTAAAATATCTTTGTCATCAAAGTCTAAGTTTTTGTAATTTTCTAAAGCTAATTCAAAGTCTTCATCTAGACCCATAAACATTTCACGTAATGAAAAAAACTCTTTAATTGTTATTAATGCCATTTGGTAAAATTTCTATAATTACTCCTGGATTAACTTTATCATATTTGTACTCTACAAATACAGGTAATATACAATCTGCATTATCATCTTCAATCCAACCAAATGTAACCATATCATCTTGCACTGTTTGTGCAGGATTAATATAATCAAACTTATGTTTGGTGTTTCTAATGAATGTAAATTGAATATTTACAGGTGGTTGATGTTTAGCCAACTCAGCTTTAAATTCATCTGCATACATTGCATAATAATCTTTAGCTACTTTTCTATAATTTACAACAGTTTTACTTGCAATAAAGTACTTGCCGGTCCATCTTCTACCATTTTTACTACTTGGGACTGAGCCCGGAATGAACCATTTCATTTATTTATTTGTTTAAAATTTCTTTAAGTAATGGTTTTAATGTTTGATGTACAATATCAAAACCACATTCACGCATAGAATCACTAATATCTTTAGATAAAGGTAAAGCAAAGCCATCTAAGTCATATAAAGTTTTATACTTATCAATTGCTAGACTACCTGCAGTATCATTATCAAAGAATGTGATTACTTTTTTATATTTCTTCTTTAAATGCTCAATAACATGAGGTTTAATAATTGTATTCTCACTGTCTGGTGCCAATACTTCAATGTTATAACCAATACTTTTAAGACATAAAGCATCTTTTAATGATGAGCAAATTACTAAATAAGGTTGGGTGTAAGTTAATTGATCAAAACCTTGAAGATATGATTTTACTTTATGAAATTTATGTTTACTAGATGGTTGATATATTTTATACAACTCATTATTTTTATCAAAATATCCATAAATAGAATAACCTTCAATCTTTAATTTTTTAACTTCACCTTCTTCTTCTTTAACTAAGTTGTAATACTCAATAGGTTTTACATTATATTCCTTTAACAGGTTAGATCCTATTCTAAAGTTTAACCAATATCTACCATCATTTTCAGTCCATTGTCTTGTATTAACAAAATCAATTTCCCATTTTGCTTGAACTTTAAAAGAAACTTGTTCAAAATCAGTTGTCTTTACATAATTGTTGTAATCTTCTACTATTTTTCTAACAGCATCTCTATATTCCATATTAAACATAAGTTTAACTAAGTCTATTTTGTTACCATTTTTACCAGTTGAAAAGTCCTTAAATTTATACATATTGATAGATTTATCTACGTATATACAAAAGCTAGGAGTTTTATCATTAGGGTTAAAGATTGATCTAATCTTCACATCCTGACCTGTTAAGGGTTCTGATAAATTTAAATAATATTGAAACACCCAATAGCTAGGAACATCTGAATCTTCTAATACTAAATTTTTTGTGTTAAACATATCAAGAATATAAATAAAAATGGGACTGACATATTAAAGCCAGTCCCATAATTAAATTAATTACTACAAATCAAAATCATCACCTGAACCAGTTGAAGCAGGCTCAAACTGACTAGTTGTAGGAGAATTTTTTTTATCTATTTTTCTCAAATGATTTGGATTATTGCTATCAAAAATCAATAATTTAGATTTTTCAACATTCAATGCTTCTATAGGTACACCTTCTTTACTAATTTTAGGTAAGTAAAGATCATTGTTTACATAACCCTCAGTGTTTTCCCACTCACGTGCACCAAGACATACATTTAGATATGTTGGACCTGATAACAATTTATCACATTTTACCATCCAGTCTTCAATTGTATTAGCTTGAATAGCATCTAACCCAGCTCTTTTATCTAAAGCTTCAGCTAAAAATATCATACCTTTCATTACCTCATTATCTCTGCTAATTTCTTTACCACTTGGTAATGTAGTGTCTTTATATGGATATGGAGAATATCTTACTCTACCTACCTGACCTTCATAACGTGGACCGTCAGGTTTATTCATATCTTTCAAAAATCCTTGAAAATCACCTGTTACAGGTTCTGTTTCTACATGCAACATAATGTTATATGCATTTGCATCATAAGGAGTTTTATCAAAACTAATTGAATTGATTTTTACTTTGTGATTTCCTGTTCCAATTACTGGTTTTTCTTTGCCTGAAGCGGCTGACATGTCTTTAGTACTTAACATAATTGTTTTTTTTAATTAATTAATTTGATTATTATTCTTCATATTTTTTAATGCAATCTTTTACAAATTGCAGGTTGTTTGGGATGAAGCTTTCCTCAAACATACCTTGGGGTGATTTACATGTGTTCTCTCCATTGTTTTGTGTATCAAAACCATAGACAAGTTCACCATCATCATTTTTAATAACTTTACCAAATAAAACAATAGAAAATAGGCCTTCCAAAGTTAAAGCATTGTCAATCATCTTACCAATTGTTTTTGCCTTAATTTTTCTATTCCCATTAATGTCAGTTGCATCTTCTGAGTGAGTCAAAAAGAATACAGTAAGATCATCTCTCAAATCTTTAGGTAATTTAGCTACTTGAGCTAAGTTTGCTGCAATTTGAGTAAATTTCTCATAACCTTTTTCATTTGCTCTATCAAAATATTCAAAAGAACTCATATATTGCCAATCATCTACAACTAATGTTTTGATGTGAGGCATCTTTTCATTAACATGTAATACTGCTTTAACAACGCCAGCAGCTGAAGAAGCTGATGCAAGATTTCCTTTTGGGTTATCTTTTGAAATAGCCGTATACATTCCTTTCCAACCTTTAAAAGGTAATGGTTTATTTGCAATATTAATTACAAATGTTTCATCAGGATTCAAATGCCTGATTGATGTTGATTTGCCTGTCCCTGAGTCAGCAATTACTAATACACTTTGTGCCATATTTATTATTTATTAAGGATACTATTTAATGTTAATTGAATTGATTTAAGTGTTTTATTGATATCAAGTAAAGCTTCAACTAATCCAGGTACTTCTTTCTTATCTGGATCTGGTAAATCTGGATTCGCGAATTGCAAATTTAAATTAGCAAAGTCATGAATTAATTTACCTCTACTTGTTACATCATTTATAATCTTTAATTCATTTACAGGGATTATATGTCTTATAAATCCAGTACTTGATTCAATTAATTCATATTCTTCTCTCCAATGAGGATTATGTTTATGAAGATACAAAGTTCTTTTTGGGTCTTCTGTATCATAATTTATACTTACAAACTCAGTATATATGTCTTCATTCTTTTCAAACTCACTAGGAAAGAAACTTACATATAGTTCATCTTTACCATTTGGCCTATAAGCCATCTTAGGGATATATAATGCATTGATTATTCCATTAGTTTGGAAGTAATCTTCATGCTCTTCTCTCAAAGCATTTACCTTAGCTTTACGTTCATCAGGTGTTATTGCCATTTCTTTTGTATTATTTAAATTTTTAGTACTTATCATATTTTATCTTCTTTCTTGAACTCCTGGAGTAGCCATTTCTTCAAGTTGCATTGATTCAAACTTAGCTTTAAAGAAACTCATTCTAGTATCACCATTCCTTGCTTTAAGAAAATGCAATACTATAGTTTTATCATCTTCAATGATATATCTATCAGGCCCATAGAATCTAATCTTTTGTTTTGCGGGTCTATTAATACCAATTAAAGTATCAGCATGTTGTAACATAGCATCTGAACCAAATATGTCTGACTCAAGAATATAGTTACCATACTTACCATCTATTGCTCTTTCCGGGTTATCAATATTCCTATTAAGTTGAGATAAAGCAATAAACAAACAAGGATAGTCACGTTTACATTGAGTAAAAAACTCACCTAATTCAAATAACATATCTAATGAATTATTTTGATAAGGTGCTCTTTTAACCAACATAGTGTGATCCAAAGTAATTATTGTCTTTGTTCCTTTATGTTGATTCATATACATATCAATCTGCTCACGCATTTGATTTACAGTCATTGGAGTACTCACAATATCTACAGGATGCTTAACTCTTTCTTTAGCATACTGATGACATGTATTAAGTGTATCAGCAGTAATTAAACTACCTGCACTACATAACTCTTTGTAACTTTTACCAGTTACTGAAGAAAATTCTCTAATTGCTGAAGTTCTACCAACCATCTCATATTGAAACTCTAATACCCTAAATAAATCATTAGGATTTAATGCAAAAGATTCTCTTATGATTTGATCTTTAATTAATGTTTTACCTGAACCAGGTCTTCCACCAATAACCGTTAATGTATTCCACTCTAAACCATCAGTTGTAGCATCATTGAATTTTGGCCATGGTGTATATATAGACTTTTCCTCACCGGTTTGTCTTTTGTACATGTATTTTAATGCTTCATTAAAGGCAGCATATTGACCTATCCAAGATTCTGTTGGTTTACTCATTTTCTATGGTATTTATTACATCTTGAACATTCTGTATACTTGCATTACAAGACTCTTCATCAGGTTCCCAAGCACCATCTCTTAACATTATTAAATCTTCCATAACAAGATTTAATTTTTCAAGTACTTTATCAATATTTTCTGGACTCATAATTTTTCTTGTCTTTTTTCAAGTAATAACAATACTTCTTTCCATTCATGGATGTTGTTATCAACTTCTTTATAATCTTTAAGTACTATAAGTACATGTTCTGCTAAATAAATAGCATTAAAAACCCCTAGATCTTCTACTAGTTCATCTGATTTTTCTTTTGGTGTCATATTACATTTTCTTTAAAGTGTTTAGCTTCTGTTTCTTCTATACCATCTTTAATCATATCACAGTAATCTGCTAATGTAGATGATTTTACTTTGTGCTTATCTTGTTTGCATATAAAGTATTGACTAGTTTGCATATACATGTATTGTGCATCCCGGTATTCATTTACATACATCTTAGTAGCTTTTATAATTTGATCCCAAGTATAATCATATGTTTCAAATAGCCATCTAAATGATTCAGATAACATCTTCACATTAACCCTGGCTGGTTTGCCACTGGGAAGTTTTATATTAGGAAATATTTCTCTATAGAGATTTATCTTATCAACAAAGTCTTGTCCCATTAACTGAGCATCTGTTTTCTTTTTTGCTTTGATAAAATAATTATCTAAATGTACTACTAAGCTTTTAGCTTCAGTACTCATTGTATATCTACCATTATCTAGGATTAAATAGCCTAATTTTTCTAGAGCTAATTTATCTTCAGTTGTTACTTGAGGCAAAGCAACTCCTTGCTTTATTCCAAATAATAATAGTACTTGATTTGGTGTTAAATTGTTTTTCAGCATTATCTGAAATAGTTCCCACATATTGTTTGGTTTTAATTGTAAGTGTTTGATTATCAGATATGTGATTAAAAAGGTGGATAACAAAAATAGGCAAAATTTACCAAATAATCAAAGGTTTATCTTGTTTTTTAAGTTCTAAATTTGCTTTATTAAACACGTCATTATGGTCCCATTCACCACCTTTATAAGCAGCTGATGCTGGGTGTGAACATTTAAGTATTTTACAATCAGGTAATAAAGTTTCCCATTCTTCAGCTTTTTTACCCATTAATATAAACACAGTATCTTTTTTATGTTTGTTGATATTAGCAAATAGATAATTTGTGAATGGTTTCCATAAGTTATAATGTGAACCAATCTTATTAACCTCAACAGTAAATGCTGTATTAATAAGTAATACACCTTGGTTAGCCCAACGTCTCAAGTCACATTCTTCAGGAGTATATATAACTCTACCTGTATTAGTAAAATCACCTATAGTTTGTTTAAGTATATATTGTAAAGACTTTTCAGCTTTACCTTTTTTAGAACAACTAAATGCTAAACCATCTGCTGATCCTAATTGAGGATATGGATCTTGTCCCACTATAACAACTTTAAGGTTGTCATATTCACACTCTTTGAATGCATTAAATACATCTTTGAATGGTGGAGTAAATCTTAGACCATTAGTTACAGCATTTTCTAAAAAGTTAAACGCATGATCAAATGATGAGCTATCTATAAAAGGATTAAGTATTGAATCCCAACCTGATATCTCTGAATCAGTTTTAATTTGTGTTTTAAATTTGTCTATGGTTGATTCCATTTTATTTATTTTATTTTATATATTTGTGAATAAAAATATTTTAATATGAGTGAAGAAAAAACATTAAAAACAGTTGATACTTATGATTTTAGTGATACTATTAAAGGTATTGAGTTATCAACGGCCTATATTCCAGGGCTTCAAAGAATTTTAACTGATAAATTATTAAATTTCTCAGAAGGTACAGCCAAGTTACCTGATATGTTCAAAAAATTTGAGCAAAACATTGATAAAAATGAAGAAGATAAAGTTAACTTACAACTTAATGTAGAAGAAGCTGATATTTATACTTTATTTTCTCTTACACAACTTCTTAAATATCTTGCTAATGAACAAGGTTTAGCTAAAAAAACAGAAACTACAGCTACTATAGAAGAGTTAAAAGAACTTATGAGTATGATGGAAAAACAAGAAGATGTAACTGAAAAGTTAAAAGAACTTCAAGACAAAATAAAAATTGTAAACTAATTATCTTAATTGCATTCCACTAAAATCCCCTATTTCTATACAAGCTTGAATTGCTAAATTTAATTCATCTTTATCACATTGCCCAAAAGATTTGCAGTACTCTTCTTTATTTTTTGTAAAGCAGAGTCCTGCTTTTCTTTTTACTACTAGTTTAGTTTCTTCAAATGTGTATCCTATTTCTTGAGCTATTTCTCTAATCATTGCATGTAGTCTAGCTAACTGAGGATTACTTCCTTTGTCACCACTTACACCAATAAATATTTCTAATTTGGCTCCTTCAGGTAAATCATTCAAAAACTTTTGATACTTATTACCTACAGCTTTTATTGGGAAGTTCAGTGCACCATTTTTAACAGTGCACTGAACAAATAAACTATCCTTCATTATCTTCTATTGTTTTTGTTGACACCAAAACTGGCAACTTGATTATTACAGAACCTTCTCTTTTATTATATAGAAATTCTATTTCTGGCATTAATGATGTAAAATACTCTTTAATTTTATCAAACTCTTCTTGTGAAACATCTGTACGTCTTTTATACATATTATTTGCATCATTTTCATCTTTGATATTATTAAGCTTTTCCATTGTCCCACCATTTAGTTCAACATTGCTTGTTATTACATAACCATTTGAATTAACAAGAACTTTATAGTTTCCTTTTAAGTTATTTACATAAATTTTAAGACCATCTAAAGATATACTTTTTTTTTCAGTCCATTCATGACCTGGGGATATTAGCTTTTCACCTTCTCTAAGTATTTCTTTAAAAAAATCTTTATCTCCTAATTTATTTGCCATCTTGGTAGTCCATCTATTTGTATGATGTTTAACTATTTTACCATTCTTTTCTAAATATTTATAAAGTCTTATAGCAAGTACATAATTATTAACAGATGTTCCGGTTATCATCACGTCAACAACATTGGTTTTAGGATTAATATATTTGGCAGTTCCAATGTTATTTTTTTCAGTATATAATAAAAGAACTGAAATTTGATCACTATCTCCTATTGTTTTTGAATGGTCACATGTATCTGGAAATAATTCTTTATTTCTATTTTCTGTTATATTATTATTTTCCATTATTTAAATCTTAATGCTGAACCAACATAAATAAACTCTTGACCACATGATTTACAAACAGCTTCTGTTTCATTTCTTTGCAGTCTTTTGTTAAAACAATTGGGACAAGGTGTGTCTACATAACTAAATTCTTCACATGATTGTCTAGCTAATTCTTGTATATGAGCATCATGATCTCCATTGAAATCACGTTCTACTATTTCCATATAAACTTCTTTCATTCTTCCCATAATATTATTTTTTTAAATTCTCCAAAACCAATTACCTACTAAATGTTTTCTATCTTCAGGATAAAACTTTACACTGTCAAATGCAATCCACCATTTTTCAAATTTCCAAACATAAAAAAGTCTTTCTGCTACTTTAAATGTGCTCATGATTAATATGTATAAAATTCAATTTTGTATCCTTCAGAGATAATAACTCTTAAACACCCTAATTCATCAAATAGTTGAATAAAGGTTGTTACTCCTTGTTCATCTAAACATTTAATAAATTGATATTCTTCTCCAGCATTTGTTTTTCCTTCTGTAACTCCTTCTAATTGATAATAAGTTCTAGTGTTTCCATTAGAGAAATAAAAAACAATTTTCTTTTTACCATTAGGGTTGAATACAACAGTTACATCAGCATCTTGTGATTCTGATGTTACAAAATCAGAGGTAACAATCATAGAAACATATTTTCTAACAAATGTTTCTTGAGCAAATGTCATTGTGCTACACAACAACATTGATAATATTAATAGTTTTTTCATATTATCTACATTCACCAACTTTAGGAATTTGAGAAGAAACTGTTGTTGTGTGATTTCTTTCTCTTTGAACACCTGTACAATCATTGATTGTTGTATAAGCTGTGTAGTAATTCATCGCTGGATTCTGAGGTGTACCCACTACATTAAAAGTTGTAGCCTCAACCACTCTATTACAATTGCAATCTAATACTGGTTCATCACTAGAACTAGAGTCATCATTAGATGAACAAGACATAGCCACTAATACAATAGCTGATAATAATAATTTTTTCATGTTGTTTGTTTTTAAATTGTTTTAATATAAACTTGCAATGTGTTTATTGATACCATAGTCTAGTAAGATATATTCTTTATTTTCTATTCCCCAGTTTTTACTGTTATGTAAATCACAATTATCAAAATTAAATTCAGGAACTTTTGATTTAATACGTCTTACAACCACATTTGGTATTGTTAATAATTCTGTGTCATATCTTTTTTGACATACAACACCTAAATACATCCATTTTAATTCTGCCAATGATGTAATGTTTTTATACTTATCCCAAACGTATTTCTCATTGATTCCTTGTAGATAACCTCTTCTGCTTATAGGTATTTTGATAACTACATTCTTGAGTATTATTACAACCCTTGTTGAATACTTAAATGAAATCATATCTTATTTTTTTTTAAATTTTTCAAACCATTTTTTGAATTTTACTTTACTTTTTACATCTTCAGACATTCTGTAATCAATCCAATCAGAAACTAATTGTATAACTTCTTCCTCACTATACATAGTCTCAATAGCATGTTCTGCTACCAGCCTTGCTGAACTTTCTGTGGTTTCGTATTTCCACCCATATCCCATTGATGATATTAATTTTTCTGCTGTCATAATTTAAAATTCATTAATTATATCACATGGGTAATCTTCTTCATCTTCTTCTTCCGAGTGAATATTACCAGTTCCCTGGCAATCATCACACATCACAGTTATATAGCAACCACCACAACAGTTGTTGCTATAGTCATTGCAATTCATTATTTCAATAGTACCTATACCATCACAATTTGAACATTTCATTTGCTTAAAGGATTATAATATTTAACTTTTTTTGGATCAAAATCTTTTAAAGCTGTTTGTACCCATAATTCATCTTGAGTATTCTTATAACATAGGATATGACATGTTGCTTTTTCTGTTGGATTAAGACGTAGTAGTCTACCAATTCTTTGAGCACTTTTTCTTTCATTACCATATGCATGCATAATAATACCTTGTTTTAAATTAGGAATAGTAACACCTTCACTTAACTGCAATACACAAGACAACATATCAATTCTACCATCTGAGAATAGCTCTAGATTTTCTTCATTTTTAGAGTTCCCAGAATGGTAACTATGTTTTGATAGTTTATCTGCTTGTTGTTGAGTGTTTGCAAAAATAATACATTTGCTTCCCAAATTGGGAAGTAGTGATTTTACATAATCTTCTTTAGTTGCATATTCCATTAAAGCTCTCATTCTCATGATTGCTGCAAGTTGTTTTGCTTTTTGTGATTGTGCTTCACCACACTTTGTAGTAACATATTCATAGTCTTTTCTTTCTGATGTCCACCAATGACCTCCTTGTTTTTTAGTTTTTTTCAAGGTCAACAGTTTTGACAGTTCTAATTCATGTACTACTATCTGATAATCATTTAGTATTTTTGAATCAGTTGCTTCATCAATGGTAAAAGTATATTTAATTGGACAGTACTTACTTACCATTCTTCCTTTTTCAGAATCATTGTGTTTTGGTGGTGTCCCGGTTAAACCTAATATCTTACCTTTATAAACAGAAAGAAAGTCAGAATGTGTTTCTAATAAGTTATGACACTCATCTAAATACACTATATCATAATCATTAGGGTTTTGTTTTCCTATTGAAAGATATGTGGTAAATGTCAAATGATCTGCAAGTTTTTCTATATTAAGTTTCTGTAGTTCTGCTAACCAGGATTCTTTAATAGATAACTTTGGGATAACTACCAATGCTTTTATAAAAGGATTATAGCTCTTCTGAAAATGCTGTATAGCAATTCTAGTTTTACCAACACCCATACTTATGGCCAAACCACATCTTTTATGATTTAATGCAATACTTAATGCATCTTCTTGTACTTGTTGTCTATTCATATATTGATTTATTAGAATGTCATAGCACTTTTAAGACGCAATGTATCTTTTTGCAATCTTTCATATTGCAATGCCATTTCAGTCATATCTAATTCTCTAAGATCTGATAATTTTTTAGTGATGGACTGTATAATTTCATTTTGTTCAGTAGTACTAAAATCTCTTCTAAGAAGGTACACAACTTTGTCTACATATTCACTTTTAATTTCTGGTTCAGGAGTAAGAAATGCTAATAACTTTGCTCTCCAAGTTTTTAATAATTTTTTCATAATTTTTGTTATTGTTTTTTGTTTTTTATTTAGAACCCTCTTTCTTATTTACCCCATTTATAGCTATTGTATAAATGCTTATGTTTAAGGATAAGAGTAGGGTCACGTAGTTTTGCATCATTAGATGACTAACTCCTCTAACTACTTGCTGAGAACTCATTCATGCAGTCAGTGTTTGTTACTGAGATATACCACATCTTTCTCAAGGATGCTGCATGTCATACATTACTGTATGTATCTTTATGTAAACAGATTACTATAGCCAAGTCTTTTAACGCAGACCTCATTAAGGCAGGCTTTTTGTTTACAAACCATCAATGTTTAGGGTTATACCTGTTTTTCATAAAAAAGTACTGTTTGCACCTACTTTTCACCAAAAAAACCTATTTTTCATCATTTTCAACTACAAGATACCTTATACCATTTTCTATTTGTTTTACTTTACCTATTTTCACAAGTTCTTTAACAATGTCCGGTTCTAATATATCAAATGTTTCTTTCATGTATATAATTTTCATAATATTTGTTTAAAGTTATGTCTAATCACTGTATCTATTTTATTACTCAAATCTGTAATATATGTAGAAGAACTAACTTGTTTTATATTATATGTTGCTTCAAGCATTGCTTCACTTAATGGTGTTAATTCCAAGGCTTTTTCTTTAAATTGTTGAGCAATGGGTCCATTAGGAATCAAATCATCTGTATAGTCAGCTAATAGTGATATTAATACAGCTATTGTGTGACATAGTTTAGCTTCTTCTTTTTTTGTCATAGCTTTTCAATTTCTTGTTTAACTTCTTGCCAATAAACTAATTGATGAACTACAAATGTAGGTTTATTATTTATTACTAATATACTTTCTAAATCAGACATTGACTGATATTCATTTAATATTTCCTCAACTGCTTTTAAAGCGCATTGTCTTGCCATCACATCATTACTATAAAATTCAATTTCTTGATATGGAGCTTCTTGATAAAATTTATCAAATAACTCTTTTGCTTTTTCTTTTGCTGTCATCTTACTTTTAGGGTTTATCTTGTTTTGAAAGGTTAAATGTTTCGTTGTAGTATTGCTCTGCATTTCGTGGTATTCCACTTAACCCAGCGTTACAAGCATCAATTATCTGTTGCTTTTCTATTTCTTTGGCTTTATTAATTAATTCATCAGTAAGATGACGACCATTATCTAATTCTTCTAATAACCATTCTACTGCTGTTTGTTTCATCTTATTTATTTTTAAATTTAACGCACCAATCAAATAAGTCTAAATCAGTTTCTGTATTTTGCCATTCGTGATACCATTTTTCAGTTGTTATATAAACACTATTAGGACATTCCATTCTTGATGTTGGATTTACGTGTTCATATAGTCTTTCTGCTACTTCAATATAATTTGGTTCTTTCATAATCTTATTTCTTTTTAAATTGTTTTCCATTTCCAATCATCACTTGATTCTGACTTAGCTTGACAAGAGAAAATTTGATACCCTGCTCTCCAGTCTGTTAAATGAATAATTCCACTAGGACTTTCAGCTAATAGCTCAATATTGCTTGGTGGTGTTTCTTCAAATACTGTTTTCCATCTATCTTGTTCTTGTTGCCATTTAGCACAAGCTAAAAAACCATTTACATAAGATATTCTATCATTATCTGTCATAGAATCATCATTTAACCAAAAATTTTCAGCAACTTCTTCAAGTGTTTCTTTTTTCATTATTTAATAATTTAATTGCAATTAATATTTTTTCTTGGTTCCTATAAATTGTTGCAAGTTTGTTTTCAATTACTGTATATAGACAATTTGAACTACCTAATACCTCCTCAAGTTTTATATCTTCAAGTGTTTCTTGTTTATGTTTGTCAATTAACTCTTTTACACCTTGTCTCTTTTCTTCCTTGAATATGTCTTCTAAAGTAATTTCTTGTTCAGGCCCACAATCACAAGTTGTAGTATGACCACAATAGCATTTTGTTTGTTCATACAATCCTAACTCTTCATCCTGTTTCATTATATCGATGATGTGTTGCTTTTGTTCTTCTTTTGGAATGATGATTTCATAATTCAATAATCCAATATCTGAATACCCTTCCCAATGAATTACTTCAACTCTCTCACAACTTGGATTCTTAACAAACCATTCTAAGAACTCATTATCAATATCTTGTACACCATCTTTGATTAATTCTTGGTCTGTTGTTAAGATGATTACATCTTGTTTAGATGAATATTGAGCACCACCTGAATTATAAGGTTCATTTATTACTTTATCTAAATACCATTGGTCAATTCCTTCTTTAATTTCTTCATTAGAAGTGATGTACAAATTGAATCTTTTATATTCAGCTCTTTTAGTTTCCATATCAGCTAAACATAATCTATTAAACTCATCATACTTTTGTTTGACTAATCTACTTGGTTTGTCTGTTGGTAAAATGTGTATGTTTTTCATAAGTTTATTTGTATTTTTTATATTTAAATTCTACTATCTGAAAATCCAAGTTCAACTGCATCAATAGGATTAAGTTCAATCCATGAATGACAGTTTCTACATACTGGTAACCAGGTAGTTATATCTAAATGATATTTTCCTCTTCCTTTTTTGTGATGAACATCAGTAGCATGCAAAGAACACTTATGGATCTTTGCATGACATACAGGATGTTCTGTCAAATAAACTTTGCGTATTTTAGAATAATCAGAGTTAAGCTTTGACAGTTTGGCTGATACTTTTTTGATTGTCATTTTCTTTTAATGTAAAAAAGTTTTTTGGTAACAAACCTTTAGACATAAATCTTAAAATTACATCCTCATAAGTAATACCTAAATCTTTCAATGTTAGTGTGTTGTTGTAGTCTTCTAATATTTCATCTTCTGGTATAGAGATGATATATTCTGCTGTTGACCCATGAAAAATTTTACGTAGAAGATCATTAATTCTTTTGTTACAAATAGTTTGTTTCCAGGCATTTATCTCTCTTTGAGATCTTCTCCATACTTTGGATATTCTTCTTTTTTTATCCCAGTGTAGAGTTTCAATTTCTTCTTTATCATACACATTAAGACCGTGTAATACTCTTTTAAATAAGAAGTGTTGATAGGAATTTAACTTAGTGTAACTTAAATTATTAATGATTGATGGTGGATGCAATTGGTATTCTTCCAATAGTCCATAATACTGATACCGTGATTCACGGAGACTGATGATTCTTATAGATTCATCTGTCTGAAGCTGAGTTGATTGTTCTTGAGATAGCATACATTTTTGGTTTAAAGTTTGAAGTGTGTAATATAATACAATATAAAAGGCTGAGGTATCATGACCATTTTAATTTCCATTACAGGAAAACCTTTTATATTACATTAAGGGATTTAATTAAAGTTCAAAAGTATTTTCTTCTACAAGATCTAACTCTTCAACTTCATTTGTAGTTTCTATTTCATCAAATGAAACTGGAGCAACTTCTTCTTTTACATTGATACCAAATGCTTCTGCAGATGTAGCTACATCAACTTTAACTGAAGACTTTGCTAGATTGAAAGATGAACCTCCGTTAGCTTCTTTGATATCTTGACCATTAGTATGAGCTACCAACACATCTTCTGCAGTGGTATCACTTACATAAAATGTTTTCCTATAGATAGGTTGACCATCTTGACAACAAATAATACCA